AGAGCGCATATCATCTGTAGATACCTGTAGTTTATTCAGTGATTTTTTCTCAACTAAAGATCTGTAAGTACTCTTGGTTTGTGTATAATCTCTTTTTTCTATATCCATTTTCTTAGGTATTAGTATCCATAGTCTGAGCTGTAGTCATCACTATATGCAGATTCGTTTTTATGTTTTGTAATTCCGTAATTGTAGTTCTGGGAAATCTCCTCTGAGCTTAAGGCTCTGTTGTAGATCCTTACATTGTCTATTATCCCAAAATTTGGGTAAGCTGTCGTACTATGATCTGAGATAGTATCTATTGTTATACTATCTGTAAGTGTCCCAGTACCCGGCACTCCATCAGCATCATCCTCATAAAAAGTAACAGACCCATCACCATTAGTTACAATAGCATAATAATGCCAAGCCCCATCAACTGTCCGACTAGCACTTGATTTATTTTCGTTTGTAAGGGTTTCAATGGATATAACTGTTGCTGTTAAGAAGATTTGAGAGTAGTATGAATTACTTGTGTTACCTAAGATAGTTTGAACGCCCGTACCTGAACCCTTTATCCAAAAATCGAAAGTATATTCTCCTGCAGCAACATCGTAGGTAGTAGCACTAGATAATAAACAATAACCCGAACCATCTAAATTCAAACTATGCTCTCTAAGTCGAACATCGTTATCTAGAATATCTTTAGAGGGGTCTGCTGGAGTAGAGATCAATGTAATATCATCACTACCTACAGTACTCCCCGCCCAATCCATCAAACCAAGTTGTGGTATTGTAGCTTGTTGGTCATTGTATATAGCACCTGTAATAGTACCATCGTTACCCTCACCAGAGCTGTCGTAAGCAGTAGTTCCTTCACCCTCGCTCAAGTGCCAGTATCCTTTTAGATTGGATAAGGCTATACTCGAAGCAGAGTTATCCGTAACAAGGTGCTGCGGATTGTTGTAGTCAAAGGTTACATCGGCTTGAGCCCAAGCAGTATCGTAGATTTGGAAGTCGGAAAATTCAGCATTTAGGTAGTTTGTTGCATATTTTGCTATAGCCTCTACTTTAAAATCATCTGTAGAGGCAGTAAAAGTATCAGATAAAGTATCGTTTACAACCACATTTATATTAGCTCCTACTCTGGTAATAACTACCCGACTCCAAGAATTAATAGTTAATGTGGCAGTTGTTGTCTTAACATACCAAATCCCATCAATTTTGATTTTCCATTCAGTCGTGTCGCCTCTATAACCAAGTGCGTAAGAACTCCTACTAGACATAATCCCCTCATCTGCGGCATTGAATGTTAGGGGTTTTATCCAAAAAGCAATAGTAAAATCTCCAAGTGTAATAGTACTAAAATCTAATACATCCGTAGTCCCATTAAAACTCAAAGCCTTTCCTGTATATAAGGTGGCATGATTTCCTTCTCCAGAAATATCCTCCCCATTTTTAGAAAAAGGTAAAAACATCTCTAAGCCCTTTCTAACTAGACCAGAAGCTTTTACCCGAATGGTATTGTAAATAGTATTTAGTGATAGTCCTAACACACTTATTTAATTAAAAGTACAGTTCCTTCTGAGATGGTAACCTCTGTAAACTTCCCGGGGATAAAAGCTCCTGCAGGGAATTTAAAATCTAGGGCATCTACTATAGAACCTGTAAGAGTTGTAAATACAGCGCCTTCACCGCCGATGAGCATTCCTTTAAATTCCCCTGTTGTAGTTAGGGTACCCCCATCGGATAATACTACCGCCCCGTCAAAGGCAAAATTTCTACGGAAGCTATCTTCCATTAAGTTTTCTAGTTTACTCATCTGTTATATGTTTGCAAAAATGTTATGTTTAACTCCTTTTTCTTTATGTACTAAATAGGCGCACATCCCACGGGTAGAACCTTGGTAACCCTTTTTGTGGTGCCATCTATCTGAGCCACTCAAAGAGGGCATCTGGTAGAATTTTGTTCCTTTTAAATCTTTAACTGTCTCAAAGTGAAGGTGTCCGGTAAACCAATATCTATAATCGGTATTGCACACATTCTGTTTAGACTCGTTGACCATCAACAAACAAAGGTCATCTGCTTTGGGTCCATCTCCGTGGGTAAAGCCCAGGGTAGAAGATCCGTAGCGGATGTACTGACGGGATTGAAAATCCCCACTTATCTCTACATCACTGCTGCCTCTATAGTACCCTTGTAAGAATAGAAGTAGGGCATTGGAAAGCAAAGAATCGTGGTTCCCCGCACAAAGCATTATCTCTACGGGTGCCACAGAACGCAAAAGGTCAATAAACTCAATCATCAACCAAGAACCCTCGTGAAGCATCTGCACTACCGTACCGTCACAATCCTGTGGGGTACCTGCTGTAGTAGTAGATTTAAAAGTATCTATATGGAAATAATCCGATCCTACAGGAACAATAAAGCGCTCCAAAGGGAAATCCTTAATATCCTCTAGAATCTCTTGTGTTTTTTCCAGTAGAAGCTCCTTGGCAATTTTTCTGTTGTAGTCGTAACCCACCTCCTTGCTCCATCCATATTTTCCATAGTGAAAGTCAAAAGGAGATAGTACCACAGCGTACATATTAGAAGTCCCTTTAGTAAGGGTCTTAGGCTGGTAAGTATCATGAGCAGTTTTGAATAGATCCTCGAAAGGATTTAAAGAGTGCTCTTTAAAGGCTTGCCAGTTTAAAGCATCTTTTTGTGTTTTCTTAAAATTGCTTTTTTGAAAGCGCTGCTCCAGGGCAAACTTGCGCTGCTGCACTAAATCTTCTAGAAGTTCTCCCTCAGACCTTGTTACGATCTCTTCGTCTGTAAAAGGCTCAGAATCGTGTGTCCAGGAGAGTACCTGTTTTATTCGTGTAAATACTTTTCTTGATATTCCCTGAGATCTACATATCTCGTTGATTGTGGCAGGGTTGCCATCCCAATCCGAGTACATGCGTTTTAGCTCTCTCACTACATGTCCTGTAAGGGAGATAGGCTTGTTGAATCCCGCTAAAAAAAAGATGTATAAATCTTGATCTTGATCGAAGTGGTAATTTGCAGAGTACTCTATATCGAGCAGGTCCTCTGTAGATCCCTCTTTGGTCTGATCTAGAATTAAATCTTCTGCGGTTTCCTCTGAGTTGCGATATTCACCTACCTTTCTCCTTAGAGTGCGGTGTGAAATATCTACCGAAGGCTCATTCTTTAGGATGAGCTTGGCAATAAAAGAGTGCGATAGGGCATCTGCATCTTCGCAATAAAGGGCAATAATTTCTTGCAGTGTCATTGAAATCCAGGCTAGATAAGGCTCTGAAACTTAAACTGCTGTGAGAACTTTGAAATGCTGTATAGTCTTACTTACTATGCGAATATAAGAATAATATTCTGTTTATAAAACAAAAAGAGGGGAAAACCCCTCTTTTAGTAGAATGTTAATATTGGTTATTATATCAATCCGTATAATAAGCCTGTTGTTACTACACCAGCAGTGGTAGTATCCTTGTCGAAAATCTCGATTGCAGTACCGTCAGTAGTTGCTACTCCAGTACCAATACCGATGTTTGATCCTCCATCAGGAATTGCAACAATCAATTGGAAACGCTCTACGATCTGACCTACCATTCCTGACTTGTCAGCGTATTTTTTAGCGATGTTGATATAAGCTATATCACAAGCAGCCGTAGCTTCATAAGCAGGAGCTACAACTGGGAAACCAACTTTATTGGTTACACCTGCATAAGCAGCACACTCATCTTCCAAAGCTTTTAAATCTGCTATCTGTCCTACAGAAGGAGCCCAAGCAGCAGTATACGCAATCTCTGAAGCTAATCCAGCTCCACCAACCGCAGCTCTACCGTGCTCGTTTTTATCAAAAGTAAGTGTCAATACAGAATTATCTTCTGTTGCAGCAACAGGCAAGTCAGAAGCATTGATTGCTGCTGCAAATGCATCTACCATGTTCTCTACAGATCCAGCACCATCAGCACCTTTCACGTATTCAAAAGTTTTAGTTACCAAGTTTGCCGTTCCCGGAGTGGTAATAATAACCTTTACAGAATAAGCATCCCCATCAGCGGCTAAACTAGCTCCTGGAGTGATTGTAATTACTTGTGACGTTCCCGCAGAAGCAGAAGCTAACTCTACAGACTCTACATCTGCTGCAGAAAATTCAGGCAATACATTTAAAGAGCCGTCAGCTCTTAATGCGTTTAATTGGTAAACTCCGGCTACATTAGTACCGTTAGAGATTTTACCTTGTGCTGTAGAAACAGTTCCTGCTACTTCAGCTGCCACATCTTTGGCAATTAAAAGTTGTTTTGTCATTTTGAAAAAATTAGAAGTTATTAGTTTTCAGACGCGAGATTACCTACATGAGTTTGTACTCTTGGATTTGCTGTAACTTCTAATAAATACTGTACGGTAAGTTCTATAATCTCTTGATGTGTATGCTCGGCGAGCTCACAGAGGTCTGTTTGATTACTCGAAGATAAATCTATTTCTTGTGCTTTCCTAATGTACAAAAGCTTGTGCCCTTTTAATATAGACTTTTTATCGCCCTGGACTCTTAAGTTGTTGCCCATTAGTGTGCCCAAAAGGTGATTTCCCCCGGGAGAAGTAAAAGGATTATCCATCTGAATGTCCAACTGATTTGAAGCAATGATGCGACAATTTCGCTCACCCGAAGAAGACATTACTCGTGCTGAGACCAGATGAAGATAATCTTCGGGCAATTCAGCTAAGTAATGTTCTTGGGCTTCCAGCGGATCAGGAGAAATCGAATAATCCTCTTGTTTGACAAGTACCCTAAGATCGTCTAAGCCTTGTTGGTCTATTTGAAAAGCATTTCCCAGACGCTGAGAGATAAACCTCTCCTGTGCGATGTTTACCGCTAAAGAGAGTTCTTCTTCTAAAAAATGGTCTGCTAGTGAAAATCCTTTGTCTTGTAAACCAAGGGCGATGCGATCTAATATTTGGGTATTGTCCATTAGCTAAATTCTTTAAGTCGTGCTTTTAAGGTTACCAGTACACCTGAGTTTTTCTTATCCCGGATAAACAGGATACACTCTTCCATACTGTCCCCTAAGTTTTCATCTCCATTAAGCAGGGTATTTCCTACTTTACGAATTACACCTGTAGAGATACATTGCTCTACAAAAGCTCTATCCTCTAAGTGCTTATCGGTCACTACTTCAAAGAAAGCCTCTGGTTCACTCTCTAAAGAGCTTTCCAGTTTCATTTCTTTCTGCTCGGAGCTAAGACTTCTAGGGTCTATTCCAAGTACGCGAAGCACATGATCCATCTTGTCCTCTTTTGCCGTAAGTTTTATAAACTCCTTATAGGCAGTTTTTCTCATCTCTAAGGCAGAATAGTTTTTATCCTCTTCACTTTTGGTGTCATAGATAAAATACTTGTGCTTAGACTTTAGCTCATCTTGGTGCTGAGACACATAGGGGTGAGCAAGGCAAAACTTATAGCGGATATAGTCCATTAGATTGGTAGGGTTCCCTTGAGGATCTAACTCCACTTCTAAGGGGGTACCTTTTCCTAGGGCTACTTCCACGGTAAGTTCCGTGTAGAAATCCTTTACCGCCTTAAAGAAATTCACATTGTCGTGTGACATTCCAAGCACGGAAGGTAATAATTTTTGTTCTTCACTAAAGGACAGTCCTTTAATGATGTCACCACTCTGGGTGAAGCAAGACCCAATCTTACGTTTGCTCTCTGCATATACGTGTTTGGGAATGTTGGTATTGGTATCTCTTCTTCTGATATAAACTACTCTTGACATAGTTTTAAATTTTGGTTAATAAAAAAATGTTCCCCCGGCTGTACGAGGGAACACTTTAAAAAAATATGCTTATCCCGCAATACACTCTAAGTGCATGCAGTTTGTCGCTCTACGGATGGCAATACCACCAGCTTTCATGAAGTGTACAGAAGCACCGTCCACATCATTCGCTCTTAGTGAGTTACCTTGGAATCCAGGAGGCACGGAAGCTCCGGCTACTGCCCAGCGTACCATTTCTCTACCTTTTTGAGAAACCATCTTCACATTCGCCTCACCATCGTAAGTACTCATGTCTAAGAAGATCATTCTGTAAGATTCTAAAGGCAATCCCGTCTTAGGGTGCTTCGCAGCATTTAAAGACTTCGCACCGTGGTCTAATAAAGGTAAGTGTCTTACCGTAATTTTATGACCATCAATGTGTTGGTAGGTTGTAAAGAATCCACCTAATTCAAGGTTTCTTCCGCTACCTGAGATAAAGTTAGAGGCATCTACTCTCATATAATTAGAGCCAGAAATCTCTGCTTTCATTGCGCTATCGAACTCTTCCAATCCACCCAGTCCAGTGAATAAAACGATGTTCATTTGCTGCGCATCAGAAGCACCATAAAGGGCATCTCTTACTACAGACTTCAACTTCGCAGCTGTAAGTGTAGAGTAAGTATCCACATTAGGGATTTGTTCTAGTACACCTGCACCCATAGGGATTGGTTTACCATTTTGGTCTTTTAAGTGAATAGTACCATTCGTGTCACGGTTGTACTGAGAGTACCACAGAGAATATTCTGCTTCTTCTTTCCAACGTAACATGTGCTGGTATTCCTCAAAGTCATACCATAACTTTGTCTTTTTACCTTTCACATTAAATTCTACGTTCACCACCTTGTTAGGCACATTCCCCTCGTAGCGGTAAGACTTACGAATTAGAGAAATTTGGTTACGCATTTTACTCGGTGCAACCCAGTTAGACTCATTTCCACGAGATCCAGATTGTGCCACAGGAGCAAATAATTGAACGAATAGATCACCCGCAGTAGCGCTACATGTAGCCGCTGCATCTGCAGAAACTAATTGTACCTTGTACTGGAATCCTCCAGCTACCTGCGTAGGGTCATCCATAATACGCATCTGAACACCATCGGCATCTTCGATTACATATTGTTTAGAAAACCATCGTTCAGCGAAAGTAACTGTAAAAGGAAGGTGGTTTGAACCATCTCCTGCAAGAGCTACTAAAGCCACGGCTTTGTTTAATCTTCCCATCACTGGAAAGTCGTACTCTACATCATTGATGTATTTAATATTCCCCATTCCTTCTGTAAGGAATGAAAGTGGGAAACGCTTATCCTCTTTACCTGCTAGGTGCGTCAACACCGGCGAAAGTAAATCGGGCTGCGTTAAGAGTGCGTTTGCCAATGAGTTTTCATCGGTCATGCCCTCGCCATTCCAACGGTCTTCGTATAAACGAAGCTTCTTGATGTTGTCAGCTGCCATAGTTATAAATTTGGTTAAGTATTACAAATTAACCTTGAGAACTAAATAACTGTAAAGTGCTGTGGGCTGCGCCCCTATAAAAGATCGTCTAAACTCAAAGAATCTACTCTTGCTTGTGCCGACCCACTTCTAGTGGATTTCATGCGCTTGCTTGCGGGAGTCTGTTTAAGTTTCTGAGACAGTGTTCTTGTCTTTGCTGTAGTACTTCTGCTTTGTAGCAGTTTGGAAAAATCCAACTTCTTATAAATAAGATATTCTAACGCCAGTGAGGATTCCATATCCATGTGTGAACGATCTATATCTCTTTGTGTGTTTCCTTGGTTATCTGTTCCAGCACTCATCCATTTAAAGAAACCTTGTTTCTCATTCTCGGGAACTTCTATGCCCGATAGGTGACCTGCTTGAACAGTACTCTGTATGTTATTCCATACATTTCTTTGGTTCTCTGCTTGCTCTTGGGCTTGAGCCTTCTGTTGTTCCACCACGAGCTCTTTTTCTTTGGATTGGAAAGTCTCCAAACGCTTAGCAGCTTTTGTAGCTTGCTTGTGTAGAAAACCTGCATCTTCAAAATCATCCAATTGTTCGGTGATTTCATCTTGGCTCCATCCTTGCTTGCCGTAGAAATCAGATAAAATCCTTTTTTGTTGGGATACATTATCCTCTTTAATTTCTAAAGTGGCGTAGTCTACCTCGGGAGCAGTTACTTTAAAGTACTTCTTAGCTTCCCCGCCAGCAGCAGAATAATCGTAGAAATCTTTAACCTGTGGATAAGCCTCAAAAAAGTTTTGTAGTTGCTGGGAAGCCATCTGTTCGGCAACTCCTTTTGTATAGCTAACCACGCCCTCGTAATCATCGGAGAAATCTCCATCGACTTTATACCCCATTCTAGTAGACAGCTCTTGGATAATTGATAAATCCTCTGCAGCATCATCACTAGAATCATCACCCAGAAGATCTTCGTCCCCAGAGTTAACATCACCCATATCTCCACCATCAACTGATAAATCGGGGGTATCTTGTGTTTCTTCTGCATCGTCCAAATCCTCTAATTGAGGTTGTTCTCCTAATGCTTGTGTTTCGCCCGCTGGGGCTAAATCTTCGCTGCCTACTGGTGAGGCATCTCCTAGCACATCGTATACCGTTAGGTCTTGTAAATTGATGCCTAGTCCTTCTGATTTTGTTGTCATTCGACTCTAAATTTAGTTAATAATAAGGGAGAATTAAAGTCAGCAACACTCACCTTAGTATATCGACTATTTAGTTTATTTATCGTATTTATTCTTATTCTCTTTGGCAACTTTTAGCTGCGTATCAATCTTTTTCTCTTCAATACGGAGTTTCTCCTTATCGAGAGATTCCTTGGATTTATTCTCTCTTTTCTTTTCGTGCATCTCATCTCGGAAATGCTCTCTTTCAATCTGTCTCTTTTCAATTTCATTGGCATCTGGGATCTGGTTGTTGTTCACATCTTGAGCGTAAAGCTCTTTGTCAATATCCATCTGCTTGAGCATAATATCCTTATCTCGGTCTAGCTGGTTCTGATCTGCCTCGAACATCTGTTCTTGAACTAACTTTTGCTGCTCGCCTTGAGCTTTTTCTTGCTCAGCTTGTGCGGCAGCTTGTGCGGCTTGTCCCTCTGTTTCCTGCATCTTTTGTTCCACCTGTGCCAGCAATCCTTTCACTCTTGCGAAATTATCACTGTCTAAAATCTCCGCTACGGTAGAAGGCATAGAACCATTCTGTGCGAATGAATGTGCCAATTGTTTTAAGGTCTGGAGCTTCTCGGATTCTCGTGCTGTATTTTTTACAAATACGGCAAATTCAGATTCCGTATACTCCAAGGGATCTATAGATAGGAAGGCTTGTCGGAAATCCGAAGTTATATAAGCTGCCTTTTTTCCATTTCTCCAAGAGAACTTAGATACATCTAAAAGACCTTGCATATCGCGCTCTTCAAACTTCTCAAACTTTCTAAACAGTTCCTCGGTCATTACAGAGGATTGGAAGATTGCTCGCTCGGTAGTTCCTGCACCGTCCGATGCCATGACTTGACCCTTGCGTTGTCGAGTTACCCCAACTAGATCTTCCCATTCTTGTTTCACTGCCTGTAGTAGCTCAAACTGTGCAGCAATATATTGTCCTAAAGACATATCGAGTACTTGGTACTGATTAAAGGCAACACGCTCGTTTCTTTGTCCCTCAGCTGTGGAATCTATAAAAGCAAATCCCATGGCATCGGCGAAGTACATAAACTTCTCTTCGTCCCAACCGTGTTTTTTAGGAATGGCATTAATTTCCATTAGCATGATCTTATCCTTGTTTTTAGCAATAGATAATTCTAAGCGGTAATGGAATACATTATAGAGTGTTTGGTAGGGCATACCCATACCAACAATAGATACATTATCTGCGTAACGGTCTGAATAAGCTCTTCCGTTGTAAGGTAATTTACAGGAGGAGTAATTACTCATCTGGTTTCTCTGTACCTGGCATGGACCTAAACCTAAGTAAATATCTCCATCTACTCTGTAACCTTCATAAGATTGGTTCACCCACATCCAAGAGATGTCTTCCCCAGATTCCTTATCCAGTTTATAGCTCTCGTCTACCAGCATCTCTCCCTGTTCACCAAGCTCATCGGTGTACTTAAGTAGCCCAACCTTTTTAAAAGACTTCCAGCAGCAGTGGATTACCTCCACCAAGCGGTCTTTGGTTTTTTCATTGGACTGGTCTACCGTATCCAGGTGAAAGCCTGAACCATCTCCTTCTGAGGGAGTATCCAAGCGGTCTATTTCTTTTTGCGATAAAAGATCGTAGAAATTATCTACCACCTCACCCACAGTCATTCTGTTCCTGCGTACCACCCACTGAGCATCTTCTATAAAGGTAGTGTCAGGAGATTTGTGGTAATCTATATCTAGTGGAGAAACAATATCGTAGTCGGGTTCATCCATACATACCCCTTTATAAGAGTATACATATCCTGTTACCAACCAATCGAAAAATGCAGTCTGCAGCTTATCCGGGAGTTCTAATGCATCGGTCATATAAGACATAGCTTCTTGTCCGATGTCTGCCCTTGAATCGCTGTAGCCTTGATCCATCCTTGCTTTAATAGCCTCGGGCATCTCTACCTCTTGAGAGGAGATTCCCGTTTGCATTCCTTGCTCGTTAAGTTCGTTGACGAACATCTGCTGCATGGATGCTAGAACGGCTTGGCTCATCTCAGTCCTCTTTTTACTCTCGGTATCTGAGTTCCTAGCAATCACCTGGTAGTTAAAAGGTCTTTGAGATTTCTCTCCAAGAAGCAAGTCCACTACAGGTTTTATAATATTATAGCTACGAAGTTTAGCGGGAAAGTTCATCTTCCGCCTAGAATCCTTTGCGTTATAGGGATTAGTAACATAAGCATAGGCAGCTTTGTCTAAGTGCCCATTATATGCTTTATAAAAGCTACGCAATTCATTGGACCCTCCGCTTGCAAAAGTAGAGTTCTCAATAAGTGCGTTTATACAGTCTTTACCCCAAGAGGAGTTTTTACTGTTTTTCGAAAGTTTTTGCTTGGGTAACAATGCCATTGTTCTACAAAAATAAGCTTTACATTAGTATTAACGAAATGAATATACTGTTTATAAATAGTCCTTATACTATGGACTTTTTATTAAAAAAACTCCCTTTGGAAGAATCCATTATAGGACTCTTGCTGCTCTTTTACTTGTTCTACCTCCCTTCGGAATAGATCTTTCATGTGAAACATCCCCACAAGTAGGGCAGAGACCCTATCGAAATTTCCCTTATCGTTGTATTTTATAAGTTCATCCAGAAGGGCAATGTCATAAATCTTGTGCAGGTTGAGCTGTATATTTCCTTCACTATCTTTTCCTCGGCGGGTTCTAAGCCAGTCTCTAAGATAGAGTTGAGCTTGTCCTTTTCGTTGGGTAGATCCCATTGAGCACCCGTATTTTCTACCTAGGGCTTTAATTTTTATTCCCTGATTGGGATCAAAAAGCTCAACCTCTCCTAAGAGCCTGTGTAGTTGTCCGGTACGTTTAGCGAAAGGAACAATCTCCCCACGGTCATTCTCAAACCCTATCCCTGCATTGTAGTACTCTGAGAGCATAAATAACACCTCATTGTACTGGTCTTGATACTCAGTCCTTCCTACATAGGAAGCTACAATCATATCATCGGGAGCTGAAAGGTTATTCACCCTTTTTATTACATAGGCAGCCCCAAGAGAACCTCCTTTACCGCCATCTGCCCCAAAGGGATCATGCACGATAAAATACAAGTCGTTGGGAATTTTACCGCCCACAGTGAAAGGTGCCTGGTACATCACTACCGCACCCGATAGGTTATCTCGTTTGTCGTGGGGGAATTTCTCTATTGCCTTTAATTTATCATTTGGAACAAATTTCACTCCTTTATCCGCAATCCTAAGCTCACCAACTACTCCCATATTGGAATACAGTCCCGAAGAGATAAGTTTGTTTCTGTGTTCCATGAGCTCTCCGGTAGGGAAGATATTACTGCTCTCTTGGATGAAAGATTCCTTTGGGCACCAAGGATACTCTGCGCAGTGCTTATCATATACCCCAGGATCTTTAGAATCTCTTTTGATCTGTTCTCGGTGTGCCTGCTCTGCTTGTTGTGCTTTCCCAATAAGCGAGTTCCCTTGCTTATCCATATAGCCTATCTTATTCCTATAAGAGGGGAAAAAGAAGCCACAAGAAGTTCCCGAAGCTCCTTCATCGTAGATATTATCAAAAGCCATTAGGTTGTACGCCTCGGGGTTGTAAAACATAGACTCAAAATCTATCGCTCCCCCAGAGATGTCTCCACCAGTACCAAACAGTACCATAGTTCCGGTGGTAATATCACCATCTTCTACACAGGGCTTGGTCGCCAAGTAAGAAGATTTCAGGTTGTCGAAAGTTCCTGCCTCCTCAAAAATAATCAGTGAGGCATCCTTTCCACGGGCAGCATCGGGATTATCTTTAAAAGAGATTGCTTCCACCTCGGACTTATATCCTTTCTCCACAGGTTGACCGTTAATGTATTCTAGATAAGATGCCTTCCTATGGTTTTGCTTGTCTACCGCCTGACGGCGTTTTGCCCAGCCTGTATTTTCATTTAAAAAATTCATATTATCTGTCACCATAGTCATAATCCCCTTGGGATACAGATACTTTTTATCGTGGGCACATAGCAGGGTATAGGTATTCTTATACGAGGAATATTGATTGGTAGATACCGAGGCATTCTTATAGGAGAATCCCTTACGCCGAGCCTTACCTACAATCAGGTGCTTCCCCTGCTCTTGGGCTTTTTTAAGTGCTAGAAAATAGGCGTGATCTCCATCCCAGAAATTTGGAAAGGTAAGTATCTTCCTTCCGGACTTTCTTTTCTCCAGCTCTGCCTCTGGACCTATATCGGTAAGTTTTATCTGGTTGAAGTTCAAATAGAAATAGTGATCTCCTGTAATATACTCTCCACCAACACTATAGCCTTCTCTACACCTGCGGAGCTGTTC